GTCCCGCCCTCGTCTACAATAGGACTCATACAATAACCTTGCACTGTACATCCTCTCACGCGATACATATAGCCACTATATTGTTGAATGTACGATTCTCGTCCCCTGTCATCGACAGACTTACCACCTTTAATCGATTTTTTATAGACAATTTCCTCTACAACTGCACTTCGCAGTGATCCATCTACAAATTTTGTAAAAATGGTTCCTGCTTTAGCCGCCAACACACGGTCAGTAGCGATGTAATCGATCATCGAGGGAACGGTACCATAAGAGGGAATATTCAATATAGCTAAATCGTGTTCAGGCATACGAAATAAGTTATTCTCGTTAAAGGCTTCAGTAGTGCTCTTACCCACCTGCTTATCACTTTTAGTTAATAAAATTATTTGAGTGTAATCTATACTAGCCGAAAACGAATGATTCGGTACAAGCCATAAAGTACCGAATAATGGGTATGCATTAGTGACAGAAGCCTTCATTTGTCCATCCTTGTAATAAATGGCCTGCAAACTACCAAGACATCGCTCTAATTTCATTCTAAATTGCGTTGATGTAGAACTATGAGATTGCGTAGATCGCGGGATTTCCTCCAAGACGAGAGACTTGAAACCCCCGTCAGTGGGTAGTAGGCGCGGTGTAATGTGTCCGTATTCAATATTTTCTTCACCACGCTCGGGTGATACCTCAGCAACAAGTTTCCAAGTGTTTAAAAACCTGCGAGCATAAGGTGATATACTTCTAACGAGCATTCCCGCCGCAGTTAGCGTAACTCCCGCTGCTATTGTCACAGCGGCTACGTCCCTCACTTTAAAGGTATTCGATATTGTCTGGAGCATGGATCTGCCACCGTACTTAATCCAAAATACCTCTAAAACATTAACTGCTACATTCTTAAACTTCCATCCCCACGTCTGTGTGTAATCCTCCAGACATTCATCGACTGTTATTTCTTCCCATAAAGAATCTCTATCATCGTCAATAGGCTTAGTACCATATATCGACGACAGAGATCTACCAAGGCTGAAATTTCTCACACAAGAAGTGAATGCAGCGTTGCGCTCATCGTTATGTAATTTCAACTTCGATTTGACGTCATCAAAAGCACACGCAAATACCGATTCCTGCCACTTAGAGATATCGCTATCACACAGCCACGATCTACGCGCCTGATCCGTTGCTTCGCTAGGAGGGGCTTCCTCGATCTCCCATCCGAGTTCTAATACAGAGCTACATCTATCGACCATGATGGTATTAATTGCGAAATGGTATTCTCTTGAAAATTCGTCCAAAATCAGTGATGTTTTTTCTAAGTTCACCATTGCCACCTTTCTGGCTTGTCGCAGCAATGCTCTGCGATCATCGCATTCTTCGTCACTAGGAGGAGGAAATAGCATGCGCTTTGCGCCAATTAGTGCGTCTCCGATCTCACTGATCCAGTTTTCAGGAACAAAAAATTGGGGGTCTTTGCAAAAAGGGCAAATACTTGCGTAGCAATTGTGTTCACTACACATCGCTTCTGAATCCATGTCCTGCATGCTCGATACATACGCTTTCTGTGCATCAAAATGCTTCTTTGACTCGTTTTGCAAAAATCCAATTAAAGACAAAGGATGGCACGTCTTGTGTACAGATTTAAACCTGAAATCACCTTCTAATGCCTCTATCACGTGCACATCGAATTCCCAGGCAGGGGTATATACCCCTTTATCAAGCTTCGTAGCATCTAGTGTATTTTGCAATGTTGCGTATTCCGGTAAAAGCTTAGTGTGTATATGGTAATGGAACCGCCGCAGTACAGAGGCTGGTTCTATTGACCAAATTCGTGCCTGTAAGTCAGGGCAATTTGTAGTCGCTATTGTGAGTTTGTTATTAAAATAAACTTGTCCTTTCTCGTGTACAGCAGCTTTCACTGCGGCGCAAGGAACATTGTTAATGATCTTGATTACGTTACCTAACGGCGATCCTGCTATATAAGATCTGGCAGTACCGTTACACAAATCATCCATAATAATAAC